TGCTGGAGTTGTACTGACAGCATCTATGTCTATCCTGAGAATATCTCCTGTAGATACATTATCATTAGAGGTATTGATAACTGCTGGAGTAGCTGCTGTAGAACTATTAGTCTCACCAGAATCTATAGTTAGCTTAGTAGACAATATATCTACAGCCCCTGATACATTATGTACCTGTATATCAGTAGTACCTGTAGTACCTGCTGTAGCTACAAATGCCTCAACCGATACTAGATCCATACCATTAAGAGCAGAAGGAACATGGAAATAACTCCAACCATCTCCTGTAGCTGTCTTTACTGAGGTAGCACTAGGGAATGTTACAGGGATCTTCCCATAGATACTATCAGAAAATCCTCCAGGAGTTATGGCTCTAGCTGTATCTGTACCTGTATCTACTTCTGATGCTGTAGCTAATTCTACAATACCTGATTGAGTTGTACTAGAGGTTCTAGCTGTAGTTACTACAGTTCCTGTTTCATCAGGGAAGGTGTAGGTTACATCTCCAGATAAAGTAGCTAAAGATATAGTACCTGAGAAAGTACCATTAGAATCTAACACTATCTGGTTAGTAGCATCTTCTAAAGATATATTAGTGAAAGTACCTGCTGATGCAGTAGTACCTCCTATTATTATACCATTAATTGTACCTCCTGTCAAGGTGACTGAGGAGGCTGATTGAGTGGCTATAGTGCCTAATCCTAGAGATGTTCTTGCAGTAGCACCAGACTCAGCTACAAAGTTATACCCATCTCCAACTATGAAGTTACCATCTGTAGGGGTTAATCCTGCGACATCAGCTAGTTGAGCATCATAAGCTTGAACATCAGTACCTATAGCCAATCCTAAAGCTGTTCTTGCAGCACTAGCAGAGCTACCTCCAGTACCTCCATTAGCTACTGGTAATATTCCAGTGACTGAGGTTGTAAGATTTATCTTAGGTCCTTCTCCTGTAGTACCATCATGAGAATGTCCTGTAGTACCATTAGCAAAAGATTCTATTTGGTTAAACTCTGCATTTAAGTCTGCTGCCTCAATAGTGTTTCCTGTTACTATAGCTGAGGCTGACTGTCTTGTATATGATGTTCCCATATTATTTCCTACCCTTTAATCCGTATTGTATCTGAAAGCTATCTATTCTGTGTGGTGCTTTATCTGAGGTAGAGGATGTAAACTGGAAAGCTACAGTAAACCCTGTACCATGCAGGTTCTTCTTAAAGACAGGGAATTGGATAGCCCCATAGGCATCTGTATCATATACAGCAGTACCATAGGTAGCTACACCACCAGTAGCTGATAAAGTCTGGGGACTAGTCTGTAGTTTATCAGGATCTTTAAAGTCAAATAAAGTGCTTAGATCTGTAGATGCATCCCCTTCCACTTGAGTATATACATCTATCTTATGTAAAATCTTTCTTAGGGTAGCATCATCAAAGGTTAATTGAGGGGAAGTGTATACAGCATTAATGACATCTCCATCAAAACTATTGCCAGTATCCATAGTATATACATAACCATCACTAGGATGCCCAAAGACTATTACCTCAGTATTACTACCATAATATGAATCACAACAAAAAGGAGAGATGCCTTTTAGAGTAGACCAAGAGTATTGCATACCCTGTTGACCAGACTCTAATTTACCCAATATACCTGGAGAAGATGATTCAGATACACTTGAGTCATACTTAAATAATCTATATTGAGATTTACCTCTTATGATACAGGCACTAAAATTATCATTAGATACTGAAGATACAAAAGATCTCACATAAGGTTGTATCTTCCTAGACAATAACCCTAGTTCTACATCCCCTATTCTAGCAGTAGCTGCTACAGACCTTAGACCATCTGGGGCTAAGAATATAAGATCCCCTCCAATCTCCTGTATACTATCTGTAGATAAGCAACCTATACCTTTAACAACATCTAATACTGCAAAGGTAGTACTTATATCCTCTACTATCTTGAATATAGAGTTCTCACAGAATACATAAAGCTCATCTCTAAAGCTCTTTATCCCTACTACTTTATCCCCAAGGTCTATCTCTACAGCACCATTTATAGCTGCAAACTTTAGATCATCATTAGGTGCAGATATAGATACAGCAGAAGGGTTAGCTGAGTATCCTGCCAGACATAACCTCCCTAGAAAGAACTCACAATACCTAGGGTCTGCTGGAGGTGTCCCTGATCCTGATCCTGATCCATCTATAAGAGTAGCTGTAGTGCCATCCCAGCGGACAGCCTCATCTGTACCATCAGTCAATACAACTCTCTCTTGCCCTATATAATAAGAAACAAACCTAGTCTTAGCAGGAGTTCCTGGTCTAGTTATATCAGAAGCCCCAGAGTCTTGTATAGCTGTCCATGTAGTCCCAGTGCTATGGTATATCTTAGTTCCTGCTGCTGCAAGAACCCCATCGAAACATACCTTAACCCCTAGTATTTTAGCTGTAGATCCTGTTACTTGAGTGTTACTATATTTAGCGTACCCATTTATTCTTCTGTAACCACCCTCTAGAGCTGGCTCATAATTCTGTAGGACCCTGGCAGAACCAGGTAATACGCTACCTTGGGTTAAGGCATCCTCAGATAGATCTAAACCACCTTCACATACAACTACTTTTGATTGCCATCTGCTTACCAATTGCCAACCCTCGCTGTATCATCTTGAGGTATCAATGCTCTACGCATATCATTAACTTTACCTCTAAATATAGAGGCTTCTGCCTGAGCCTTTACCTCATCATCTAAATACATATGTACATATACTAATGCACCCGACACTATAACCATATCATACATAGAAGGTATAGCTGGGACATCTGTAGATGCACTTAAGTCTGTAGGTCTAGCAAAATACTCATACTCTACAGTATACACATCATCTGACTTAGGGTAGAATATAGCTTTATTATCTAAAGTTCTAACTACATAATCAGGCTTACTACAGGAAGTAGTCTCTGTTTTATTCTCTTCTAATTGTCTCCAGTATTTCCTATAAGAATCATAAGGTACTAGAGTTAATTCTCTGTGATGCTCTTTATCTAGGGCTGCATCATATTGTATAAAGAATGAATCCCAGTCTATGCTAGCAGCATTAGAATTGGTAGAATATTCTAATGTTCCTGCAACTAAAGTTATAGTATCTGTAGTCTTAGCAAAAGACCACTCATTCTGTTCTTGATTGTATATGTCTTTTATACTATAGTTTACAGCACACTTGACATAATTATGTAGCCCTACTGCAGCACCAAACTCTGTACTGTCTGCAAAGGTTTCTTCACCTATTGCCTTGAGAACTTCATTAGATAATCCAATATAATCGTATGCCATAATATTCTCTTAAGTTAAATAAAAGGTGGGGCTTTCACCCCACCAGTAGATTAAGCACCAACTACAGGAGCAGTTGGGAATGCTGCATTTACATTAGGCGAAATATCACCTACAAGTAAAATGAAAGATACTACACCAGAAGCAATAGTACCCCCAGTTACTTTAAGTCTAATCTCAGAAGCTGCATCCTGAAGTTTTTCAGTATCAGCAGTTAGAGTTAGTTTAGTTCCTGCAGTCAAAGTAGTAGCATTAGTTACATACTCATCATCATCATCTGCATCACCAACATCTAGTCTTGCACCAGCTCCTAAAGAACATGCTTCAACTACTTCTACTGCCAATACCTTGTAGTAAGTATCTGCAGGAAAAGAGAATACTGTAACATATTCTGTAGTTAATAAACCCTCAGTTACTGCATCAGCAATATCTATAGAGTGTCTTACAGTTCTGATATTACGTACTCCAGCGGAGATACCAGTACCAGATCCTGCAACGAGGCTTGTTACGTTAGCCATATATTTAGCTCCTATTTATTATTTAATTAATTAGATACCAGAGATTTCACCAGTAAAGATGTCTTCAGTCTTGATAACCTTACGACCCCAAAGAACTAAAGAAGCATAGTATTGAGCAAATGCTTTCTCTACTTCACCAGATTTAGTCTTAGACAATGTTTGAGCAGCAGCTACTGCATCTTTATGTCCATAGATAATATCTGTGTTTGCTGGAAGGTTATTGGATACATAACATTTGAACCCATGAATAAGCTTAGAAGTAGCCATTCTGCTAGACTCGAAGATGTCAGAACCTCCAGTTCCTGTGAAAGAAGCATCCATTAAGCTTGAATCTTCTTTTCTCATTAGGTTATAGAAATTAGGAGATGCTACGAAGATACGATTATCTGGCATAGTATCATTAAGATCTAAGTTTAGTTTACAATCATTCATGTAATCTAATGGAGTAGTATCAGTAGTCTGGAAGCCAATAGCTACTGGACTAGCTGTAGTACCAGTATCAGCTGCATCTCCTGTACCATCAACTTGACCTACGTTAGAAACGATATAGCTTAAGATATCTGTATCAAATGCTTGAGTTAACTGATAAGCACCAGCAGATACTGCCTTAGCATACCAATCAATATGAGACATCTTAGATTCAATATCATCAATAGTAAATCCAAATTGCTTACCTTGATCAATGACTACAGAGATTGCATCATCGTCAATGTGCTGGAACTCAATCTCTTGTCCACGTACAAAGTCTTGAACAGTGAATTGAGGCTCTTTAATTACTTCTACTTGAGATCCATAACCCATAATCTCATTGAAGAAACTTGTGTTAGTAATCTCTGAAGCTACAGACATCTTACGATTAAACATAATAACGTCTTTGGAGTAAGCAATTGGACTCCAATTACCGTTAGGTAGATTCCCATAACCACCTGCTGCTGGAAATGGATTGTTAGTGACTGTTACTGCCATCTTATTTATCCTTTATATTAAGTTGTTATTTATCAACTCTTCCATCTCTAAGTGCCTCATAATATTCTTCTCTAATGAGAGCCCATTGTTCTGGCTTTAACTTAGCTACTTCAGAGTCCTTAAACCTTTTCTTGGTTTTAGTTTTAGTTTCGCCTTTGGAACTATTAACAACAGCTTTAGCACCTTCCTTAGCAGAGTCTTTAACTCCCTTAAGGTTTTTATATAGTTTCATTCCAGTAATCCAATCGGAAACATCACTGTCATTAGAGAATAAAGACTTAACACCTTTGCTCTGAGTCTCAAACCAATCCTTAAATTCTTTAGATTGTTTGATAGTAGAAGCATCTGGGTGTGCTTTAAGTAGTTCTGTTTCCTTTTCCTTCAACACTAAAGCTTGACTTTTGGCTTCAAGGTCTTGGAACTTAGAGGCTATATCCTTATCTTTCTCTAAGAGATTCATTTGGATAATAGTCTCAAGAGTTTCATAAAGCTCTGTGTTATCTTCCTTAAACTTATTGACTTCATCAATAGTCTTTGGTAGCTTAACCTCTGGCTTACTTGCTTCCTGTAGTTCTTTCTTTAGTTGTTCCAGCTCTTCCTTCTGTTCATTAATCTTTTTATTAGACCATGATTGAAGCTCTTGATATCTCTTCTCATAAGGGTC